AAAGCAAGGCCGGCACCGCATGGCGCACGCGCGTGATCTACCGCACCAACATGGCGACCTCCTACGCCGCCGGGCGGCTGGCGCAGCTGCAGAATTTCCCGCTGTGGGTGTACAAGCACTCCGGCGCCGAGCACCCGCGCCTGCAGCACCTGGCCTGGAACGGCCTGACCCTGCCGGCCGATCATCCATTCTGGAAGACCCACGCGCCGCCGAACGGGTGGGGATGCGGGTGCAGAATCGTCGGCGCCTCCAGCGCCAAAGGCGCCGAGCGGCTCGGCGGCAAGCCCGGCTACACCGAGCCGCCGGAAGGCTGGGACGTGCCCGATGCCAAGGGACGGCTGCCGGGCATCGATGAGGGGTGGGATTATAAGCCTGGGGGGACGGTGGCGGCGCGGCTGCGCGGGCTCACGCCGACGCTGCTGGATGCGCCGCCAGCCGGGCGCCCGATCCTGCCGCCCATCTGCCCGGATCGCGGCGCGCACGCCAGAGCCGACTGCCCAGGCCCCTTGCCGCGCCCGCGCCCGTTCGACCCTGGGCTGTTGCTGCCGGATGACAAACGGGAGCGCTACTACATCGACGCCTTCCTCGAAGTCTTCGGGCTGCGCGGCGAGGACAAGATCATCACCGACCCGGCGGGCGAGCGGCTGCTCATTGGCACAGCCCTGTTCATCGACCGCGCCGCCTCGGCCAAGAAGGGCGAGACGGTCTACAAGGTGTTCAAGGACAAGACGCGCCGCCGCTACATGCGCCTGCTGGCTGAAACCATCTTGCACCCGCAGGAGATCTGGGAGCAGTGGGAGTGGATCGGCGCCAATGAATGGATGGGCAAGCGCGAAGCGATGGCGCTGCGCCGCCGCTATCTGGCCTGGTGGGACGTGGGAGACGGCGAGCGCCCCGGACTGAGCGTGTTCGAGTTTGCGCCCAAGCGCTGGTGGACAGGGGTGACCGCCTTCGTGCCGGAGGATAAGGCCGACATGACATGGCAGGACTACATGCAGCAGCAACGCGCCGGGAAAAGGCGCTGGCCGAAATGAAAAGGCCGCAGGCGCTGCGCCACCTGCGGCCCGTCCGGCGCTGTATGGTTGGGATCGCAGCCCTCCGCGCCGATGACGGCATCAGTATAGCCTACCCGGCCCGCGCCTCAAAGCGCGCCTGCTCGCGCGCTTGCGTCAGCGGGCGGCGCACAAGCGCCAAGAGTGCGGCCAGCTCGTCGCAGCGGAATTCGAGCTGCGCCTCGCCCAACGCGGCCAACACCGTCTCCAGCGCCGACAGCGCCCGGTCGGCTTCATACAGCGCGTGCTCGGCCTCTTCAGGGATGATGAACGCGGCCATGGCTTCAGCCCTCCAGGCCCGGCAGGGCGGGCTGCGCCGCGGGCGCGGCCATCGCCCGCTCCAGCGCATTGAGCATGGGGCCGGCGCGGCGCTCGTGCGCGGCGGCCAGCCCCAGGTTGGCGCGGCTGGCGCACAGCGCGGCCAGCTGGCGCGCCTGCTGCGCGATCTTGCGCGCGGCCACCGCCTCCCACAGCGCCGGCGTGGTCTCGTCCGCCCCCGCGCCGGGGGCGAAGCGGTAGCGCGCGCCGATGATCATGCTCACCGTCGCGGTGGCAATGCCATACTCGCGCGCCAGCTGCTTTTGGCTCTGGCCGCGCACATAGCCCTCCAGGATCAGCCGCTCCACGCGGCGGGTCACGCGCGGCGCCGGCAGCACGGGCGCCGCCGGCAGCGCCGCGGCCTCGCGCCCGGCCAGCACCCGCTTGGCCCAGGCGCGGAAGTCCTTGGCCCGCGGCGTGTTGGCAAACATCGCCAAGAGCACACAGCCGGTGTGGGAGAAGATGCGGACGTTCGGGTTGCCGCCTTGGGGGTTCCCCATCAATTTGATGGTCAAGCTGTCCTCCGGCCCGAACTCGTCGGCGTGCCGGTGGAACAGGGTATTGATCGAATCGCTGGCTCGCGCTTCGGCGTAACCGAGGCAAAGCCCCACATCGCGGGCAGTGAGCCAGCGCCGGCCGGCAACCCGCGCCCCCGACGCCAAACGGGGGCGGGCGGGCACCGTGCGGGTTGGCGTACCGGAACCAAGGAACCGGCGAGCGCTCGCGCGCTCCCCGCACGGGCCGCCCAAAAAGCTGGGCAAGACCATGCCGCGGACGCAAAAAAGCGCCGTCCATGCTGTGATGGCGGCGCCCTTCGCTCCGCCTTGGTTTCCGGGACGCCAATCCCGTCTGCGCAAGCGGCCAGCGTGCGCAGTGCTGTCAAGTCTACACCACGTCCGCGTCGCATGCAATGCGTGCACAGGAGCGCGCCATGATCAACATCACCCTCGACGACCGCGAAGTGCGCCAGGCGCTCGAGCGCCTGCAACGGCGCCTCTCCGATCTTTCGCCCGTCATGCGCGACATCGGCGAATCGCTGGTCGAGCGGGCCAAGCAGCGCTTTGAGGCCTCCACCGCCCCGGACGGCAGCCGCTGGGCGCCCAACAGCGCGGCCACACTGGGCGCGTTGCTCGCGCGCAGCCGCGCCAACTTCCGCAAGGACGGCAGCCTGTCCAAGCGCGGTGCGACGCGCAAGGCGGGCAAGAAGCCGCTCATCGACACCGGAACGCTCATGGGCCAGATGTTCTACCGCGCCAGCGCCAGCGAGGTGACGGTGGGCAACACCATGCGCTACGCCGCCATTCACCAGTTCGGCGGCCAGGCCGGGCGCGGCAAGAAGGTGACGATCCCGGCGCGGCCGTTCCTGCCGGTGACGGCCACCGGACAGTGGCTCGGCAGCGATGACCGCAATGCGGTGCTCGACATCCTGCGCAGCGCCATTCAAACCGCGGCCGACGGGGGCTGATACGCGCGCGATCGGCGCCAAACGCAAAAACGGCCCCAGGACCGCGCGACGGCATTCGATGGGGTCACCCCATTGCCCGATCGTGCAAGGGGTCTAGTGAACCGCAGTGAACCGGTGTTTTGGGGTATTGGCGCGCGGAAGGCTCGCTGCCGTGGCCAAGGAGGCCGGTTCTGAACGGTTTCATGCTTCGGCTGACCGCCACAGCCCGGCACCATGCCGGGCATGCTCAAACGCTGCCTGCACGCCATCACGCTGCCCTTGCCGCCGGACGCCACGCTCGAGGGCGCGGCCGTCGCGCCTGAATGGGTGGAGCTGGTGCCCGCCGGGGAGTTCAGCGGGCGCGATGGGCGGGGGCCGTTCCGGCTCGATGCCGCAGCGGTGCTCGCGGCCTTCGAGCGCGGCGGCATCGACCTGCCCATCGATTATGACCACCAGACGATCGAGGCGGACGCCAAGGCCGGCCCGGTGCCGGCTGCGGGATGGATCAAGGCGCTGGAGGTGCGCGAAGGCAGCCTCTGGGGCCGCGTGGCCTGGACGGCGCAGGCCGCAGCGCTGATCGCCAACCGTGAATACCGCTTTCTCTCGCCGGTGTTTCTGTGCGACAAGACCGGCCGGGTGCTGGCGCTCAGCGGCGCGGGCCTGACCCACTACCCCAACCTCGACCTGACTGCGGTCGCCAACGCTTCCGAAGGAGCCTACCCGATGGATGAAGAACTGATGGAGCGCCTGCGCGCGCTGCTGAACCTGCCCACGCTGGCCGAGCCGGCCGATCTGGTGGCCGAGCTGGAGAAGCTCATGCAGCGGCTGAAGATGGCCGAAGAGCAGGCGCAGGCGGCCAACGCGCGCGCCGCCTCCACCGAGCCAGACCCCGCACAGTGGGTACCCATGAGCCAGCACAGCGCGGTGGCGCAGCAGCTCTCGGCTCTGCAACGCCAGGTGGCCAAGGCGCAGGCCGAAGACGCCGTGCGCGCAGCCATGAGCGCGGGCAAGCTGGTGCCCGCACTTTCGGTGTGGGCGCAGGCCTATGCCGAAAAAGACCCCGAGGGCTTTGCCGCCTGGGTCACCTCCGCGCCGGTGATCGTCGATCCTGCCGCAGCATCCGCGCAGCGCGTCGCACCGAATGCGGGCACGCCCGATGCGATGCTGACCGACGAGGACCGCTTCGTGTGCAGCGCCCTGGGTCTGTCGCAAGCCGAGTTTTCCGCGCACAAGCGCACCCTCACCGCCACCGACAAGGAGTAATCACTCATGGCCATCATTACCCCCGCACTGCTGGCGTCCCTGCGCACCGGCTACAGCAAGGCGTTCCAGGACGCGCGCATCTCCACCCCCACCGACTGGGAGAAGCTGGCCACCCGGGTGCCTTCTTCGAGCACGTCCAACACCTACGGCTGGCTCAACCAGTTCCCGGCGCTGCGCGAGTGGGCCGGCGCGCGCGTCGTCAAAGACATGGCCGCGAGCGCCTACCAGGTGCAGAACAAGCTCTACGAGGGAACGGTGGGCGTGGCGCGCACCGACATCGAGGACGACAACGTGGGCGTCTACGCGCCGTTGTTTTCCGAGATGGGCCGCGCCGCGAAAGCGCACGCCGACCAGCTGGTGTTCGCGCTGCTGGCCGCCGGTGAATCGACCCTGTGCTACGACGGGCAAAACTTCTTCGACACCGACCACCCGGTCTACCCGAACGTGGACGGCACCGGAACGGCGACGACCGTGGCCAACTTGCAAGCGGGCACGGACCCGGCCTGGTACCTGCTGGACTGCAGCCGCGCCCTGAAGCCACTGATCTTCCAGGAGCGCACCACGCCCGAGCTCGAGGCCATGACCGCCAGCAACGACGAGGGCGTGTTCACCACCGACGCCTACCGCTACGGCATCCGCTACCGCTGCAATGCGGGTTTCGGGTTCTGGCAGCTGGCCTACAAGAGCAAGGCGGCGCTCAACGCCACCAACTTCAACGCGGCCATGGCGGCGATGATGCAGGTCAAGGCCGATGGCGGACGCCCCATGGGCGTGAAGCCCACGCACCTGGTGGTGCCGCCGGTGCTGCGGGCGCAGGCGCTCTCGCTGATCGAGGCGCAGCTGACCGGCGGCGGCGATTCCAACCCGAACTACCGCGCGGTGGAGGTCGTCGTCTCGCCCTGGCTGGTGTGAGGCGCTGCGGCCTGACCGGGAGCCCCCATGAGCGAGCACACCGCCAACGAGACCGCCGCCGATGGCGTGCCTTCCAACGCCTCCGGGCGCAAGCGCCGCACCGACATGGACGCGCCGCGGCGCCTGCGGGTGCGCCTGGCGCCTGAGCTGCCGGCCAATGTGCGCCGCTACCGTGCAGGCCTGGGCCCGTTCACGCACGAGCCCATCGAGGTGCTGGCCTGGCCCGATGCCGAGCGTGTGCTGCGCAAGGACCTGGCGCTGATCGTTGAGCGGGTGAAGGCGTGAGTGCCGTGGCCTACACCAGCGATGCCGAGCTGCGTGCGCGCTTTGGCAGTGCCGAAATTGACCTGGTGGCCGAGCGCGACGCTGCGGGTGTGGACGCGGCCATTGCGCGCGCCATTGCCGACGCGAGCGCCGAGATCGACGCCTACATCTCGGCGCGCCATGCGCTGCCGCTGCCCACGGTTCCGCCGGTGCTCGCCCGCATTGCATGCGACATGGCTCGCTACCGGCTGTGGCACGAGCAAGCCAGCGAGGAGGTGCGCGTGCGCTATGAGGATGCGCGCCGCTTTCTCGAGCGCATCGCCTCGGGTGCCGTGCGACTGGGTGTGCCAGAGGCACAGCAGCCGGCCGCACCGGCTGGCCTGTCTGCGGCCCGCAGCGGCGCGGCCGGCTTGTTCGACCGTGCATCCACGCTGGGGTACTGATCCATGGCGTTCGAGTGGTTCGAGCCGGCATTGTCCAGGCTGCGCGCAGCGGTGACTGGGATGCGCGAGATCGGCGGAGCGTCAAGCCTGGTCGAAGCCATGGACGGCGCGCGGGCCGTGCCTGCCATGTACCTCATCCCCATGGCTGAGCGGGCCGCAGAAGTTGGGCCGCACACCGGAGAGACCGATCAGTTCATCGACTGTCGCTTTGCCGTGATCGTTGTCGTTCCTGCGCTGCGCAGCACGCACGGAGCCGACGCGCTGCAGGCGCTCGATGCCGCACGGACCCAGGCGCGGCATGCGCTCGTAGGCTGGGTGCCGGATGACGCGACCGGAGAGCCGGTTCTTTATTCCGGCGGCCAGCTCATGGATGTGAACGGTGCGCGCCATCTGTGGTGGGCCGACGACTACACGCTGCGCACCTACTTTCGGAGCGAACCATGAACCGCCGCGCACGAACCGTCAGCGAACTCGCTTCGGTGCCTCAGAGCACCGACGCCTACCACGGACGCGGCGGCCTGTATGTGCGCACGCCGCAGGGCCGCGTGCGCATGCCGCCGCCGCAACCGGATGGCGACGCACCACCGATGCCCATCACTGAAACCGTCAACACCGCAACCGAACAGGAGCAACCGCAATGACCGACCCGAAGTTCTTCCGCAAGATGGCCATTCTGGCCAAGGTCGAGGCGACGCCTGGCACGCTGGCCACCGTGGCTGCGGCCGACGCCATCGAGGTGAGCGATGTGACGCTCACGCCCATCGATGGCGACGAAGTGGATCATGGCGTCATCCGACCCTACTTTGGCGCCAGTGAAACGATCCTCGTGACCCAGTACCGCAAGCTCGCGTTCAGCGTTGGTTTTGCCGGCGTGGCCCCCGCCGGTACGCTGCCGGGCTACACCGCGCTGCTGCGCGCTTGCGCAGCAAGTGCCACCAACACGCCGGCCCCCGACCCCGACCCGAACACGCTGTTCGACCCGGTGACCGATGGGGTGGAGTCGATCTCGATCTACTGCACCATCGACCGCCGACTCTACAAGATGGCCGGCGCGCGGGGAACGTTCAAAATCACCGCCGATGCCAAGGGCATTCCGAAGTGGCAGTTCGAGTTCACCGGCGCGTTCATGCCGGTGGAGGACGTGGGCGGCATGCCGGCCGTGAACTACGCAGCGTTCCAGAAGCCGCTTGGCGTCAACAAGCTCAACACCACGCTTACGCTCGACGGCGTGACGGTGGCGTGCAACGCGTTCTCGTTCGACTGCGGCAACCAGGTCGTCAAGCAGGACCTGATGAACGTGGACACCACGGAAATCACCGGCCGCGCCAGCACCGGCAGCCTGACCTTCCGTGACACCACCGTGGCGGTGAAGGACTGGATCGCGCTGGCCCGCTCCTCAGCGGCCGTCCCGCTGGTGCTCAAGCACGGCCAGGCGGCAACGAACACCATCACGCTCAATGTGCCGCGCGCGCAGATCGGCAAGCCGAGCTATGCCGAGCAGGACGGCATTCACATGATCACCGTGCCGTACCGCTGCATTCCGAGCAATGCGGGCAACGACGAGTGGTCCATCAAGGTCTGAGCGGGGGAGGCAGCACCATGGCTGTTGTTCTTGCGTCGGTGGCCTTCTGGGCCACCGTGAACTACCAGATCGTCGGTGACGACGGAGCGCCCGAGGCGGTGCAGTGCCGCGCGCGTTTTCGGCGCCTGAAGACCAGCGAGCGCCGTGCGCTGGACCGGCGCATCCGCGCCAATGCGCTGAGCCCGGATGTGCGCGCGGCCATCCGCGAAAAACTCGCCGCATCCGACGCGCCCTACACCGCGCGGGAGCGCGCGGAGATCGAGGCGGACCTCGCGGCCGAGCCGATCACCGACGCCGAATTTCTCGACGCCTTGCTGGTGGACTGGGAGCTGCTCGACCGCAGCGGCGAGCCCATCGTGTACTCGAAGTCTGCACGCGCCGAGGTGTGCGAGGAATGGGACGGCTTCGAGGCCGCGCTGGTGCGCGCCTACGGCGAGGCGATCAAGCGCTTCGACAGTGCGCGCGAGCAAGAAAAAAACTCCGCGGCGCCGTCCGGCACTGGGTGCTGACGGCGCGCGCGGCGGACGCTGAAGATGAAGACCTCGATGCGCAGTGGAAGCGCCTTGGCGCCGACCCGCAGGCCGCGCGAGACGCGGCCTGCTCATCGGCCGATGCTGAAGAGCCCGATGCCGACTTCGAGCTCTGGCCCGAGTTCCGCGAGGCCTGGGAGTGCTTCGTCATGACCTGGTCGAACTGGCGCATCGTGGTCGGCGCATCTGCTTTGCACTATGAGGGAATCGACCGCGCAGCCATCGGCGCGACGCTGCAGATGCTGGGAGTTCCGCGCCATCGGCAGCGCAGCGCGCTCATGCACCTGTTGGTGCTCGAAGACGAGGCGCGCCGCATGCGCAATGCGCAGCGCGGGTGAACCAGCGCAGGTTCTCAGCGGCGGCGCGGAATGAACAGGAACACGGCGAGCAACAACAGCCACACCCACATGCCCCATGCGCCAAACAGGGTGAGCATGGACAGCAGCACCAGCAGCGCAAGCAAACCAGCGAACAACACCTTCAGGAACGTGGCGATCATCAGCGCACTTTAAACCATGGCATCGAACAGCACAGATCTGTCCATCCGCCTGCGGGTTGATGCCGATCAGGCGTCCGCCGCTCTGTCTGCGGCGGGCGAGCGGGTGCGGCAGTTTGGCGCGACGGCCAAGGTCGGCATGGATGAGGCGGCATCCGGCGCTGACCGCGTGGCCAGCGCGATTGCGCGCATCGGGCACTACGGCGCGGGCCTGCTGGCGCTCAACATGGTGGCTGGCATTGGCCGCAATTTCTTGCACGCGGCCGATGGGGTCACGGCGCTGAACAACCAGCTCAAGCTGGCCACGGGCTCGACAGTAGCGGCTGCGCAGGCCTATGAGGGGCTGTTCGAGACGGCCCAAAGATCGCGGGTCGGGTTCGCCGAGCTCGGGGCGACCTACGCATCGCTCTCCCGCGCGGGGCAGGAAATCGGCGTTTCGCAGCAGCGCATGCTGGCTGTGACGGAGGCGGTCGGCAATGCCATGGCGATCTCCGGCGGAAGCGCGCAGAGCATGCAGGCCGCGCTGGTTCAGCTCGGCCAGGGCATGGCATCTGGTGTGCTGCGCGGGGAAGAGCTCAACAGCGTCATGGAGCAAGCGCCGCGCCTGGCCAAG